TGAGCACGTCCAGCACGTCTTCGGGGGACACACAGTCGTCGAGCTCGATGTCTCCGCCGTTTAGCTCCGGGTAGTAGATGTTCGCCGAGAAGTTGTCACGGTAGCCCCACCCGACGTGCAAGGTGATGACCAGCGACGGGCTGTCCTCGTCCAGCCAGCCGGTCTCGGGGTCGAAGCGCAAGGCATCGAGGTTCGTGGCGAGCACGCAGTCGTGGGTGAAGACGGGGGCCCATGCGGCGGGATAGGACGTTGAGGGGGTAGTCATAGAGTCTCCATTGGTGAGACAGCTTCGGAGGGTAGGGGAATCTGCTGCCCGTCGGGCAGGGTAAGAACGCTTTGGGTGCAGGTGATGGGGCCATCGACCTCACGAAGTAGATCGACGATGCGCGAGGCCGGAGGATGCCACGGCACCACGAGCAGATAGCCCATGGCCTCATCAATGGAGGTGAAGCCGTCGTGGTAGTCGCTCGCATAGCTGGCACCATTCTCGTCGCGGTCGTTCCACCACGCCGTCCACGGATTGAGTGCCTCGGGGTCGAACTCAAGAGTCCACAGGCGGTCGCTGCCGGGGATGCCGGGTGCGATGCACTCGAACCGGTAGGTGTCAAATTCAGTGGAGGTCTTCCCGTTAAAGACGAGCGGAAGGTTGATGCGCGCACCGGGGTCGCTCGTCAACTCAAAGCCGTGATGGGACAGCCGGGTCAAGTCACTGAACGTCAGGGCAGAGGTCTTGGTCGTCATGATATCTCCTGTTCGCTGTGAAGGTGGCGGGACGACGTCATCTGTTCGATAGGCTTGGTCATGGGTCGGGGTCTCCTTAATTGTGCCACTGGTCGGCCATCGCGTCGGCGAGGCCCTGATAGGTTAGGCTCCGCTGCTTCCAGCGGAGCGGCGAGGGCGACAGGGTGTTCTGGCCGCTGTCGGTCTGGTTGTCCCAGCGGGGCCGTCCGTTGACGCGGCGGGGCGGCTCAAGCACCTGCGTGGGGATGAGCGGCGGCAGATTCGTCAGCCACAGGCAGGTGCTTTTGCTCTCCGGGTGCCCAAACATCCACGGCTGGACAATCTGGGTAGGCTTGCGAATCCGGGTGCTGATGATGCCTACCGGGTTCTCCACGCAGATGCGCGACACCGGGGCGTCGAGCAACAGCTGGACGAAGGCCAGTGCGTCGGCCTGCTCGGCCTGCTTCCGGGCGAAGTAGCGTGCGCCCGAGACCGCGAGGTGGGTGCAGGGGGGAAAGGCAATGAGCAAATCCCAGCGATCATGCACAAGCAGATCGCGCACGTCGCCCTGATAATGCGGTCCTGGCGCGTCGGTCGGGAGCAGGTCGCACGACAGCGCGTCATGGCCCTTGGCCTGGAAGGCGTCACGAACGCGTCCGCTGAATTCACACGCGACGAGGACGCGCATCACAGGTAGCCTGCCTGTTCCGTGCCGGGTTCATTGAAGAACCACGAGATGGCGAGGTTGGGAAAGCGGTCGCGCAGGGCCAGCACGATGGGTTCCGGCGGGGTCCACGCGGTCGAGCAAGAGAAGACGAGCATGTCCACATCCCGCTCGGTCAGATCGCAGTCATAGGCGTCCCACTTGGTACCCCAGTGGGTGATGCGCCAGTCATACCACCCGTCCCCGAGCCCCTCGGGTTCTGGCACGATCTTGGTGAAGGTAATGGTGTCGTCGGGGGTAACGAGCAGGGCGGTGACGGCGGTGATGTCGTCCGGGGTGCCGGTGACGCGGACACAATTGAAGCAATGGTTTGGCATTGGGTTGGGTCCTGAAACGAGGGAAATGGGGGCCTGTTTCACGGGGGTCCCTTAAGGGCCCCCTGAAACAGGTGTGTGTGTGGTGAGAAAAGTCCTTTATGTTGTAGGAGTTACGGGAGATTCGGACTGTATCACGCTGTCTGACACAGTGGCATCGCTGGTGGCAGTCGTCGGCCACACAATGCTGAGGCCCGAGACGGCCCCCCGCTTGGGGCGATGCCGCTCCACATATTCGGCGAGCGCCGCGCGAACGACAACGGGTACAGGCTGGTAGAGTCCCAGCGCAAGCCGCTCGATCTTATGGAGGAGCTTGAGCGGTAGCCGAAGCGTCACGGTGCGGCTCGGGCCAAGGGTAGACTGGGTCGCTTCACCGTCCATCTTCTTGCGCCGCCCCCGTTTGGGTGGGCTGGGCGGATCGCACGACAGGCAGAGGTGGAGCGTCTCACCCGAGTCTGGGTCGGTAGTCACTTGCAGGTCGTCGGGCGCATATTTGCGATGGCACCCATCGCAGCTTACGAGAGTCATCGTCATTTGCATCTCCATTATACGTAGTCGATCAGTGGAGTATCGGCCACTTGATCGAGCAGTTCATTGCGGCACAGGACAAATTCACGGGCCTCACGCACGGCGGTGACGAGGGAAGCGCGTGGCTGGGTTGTGATGGCTACATAAGGGTCTCCTGTGGCGGTTAATTCTACGGCATACGCACGCATTTTGCCATAGCTCTTATCCGTGGGCGCAAGGGGCGTTGCCCCAGTGGGCAAGAGGCGGTGAGTGATCGGCCAGTGAATTCCTGCGCGATCCGTCTGCTGTCCGGCGGGATCAGACAAGCGGTAGTAGAAGAGCTTCACGTGAGACCACTGGTACCCTTTCGGCTTCTTCCGTTGGAAGGTGGGCAGCCGTAACGTGCCAATATCACCTTCCTTCACCTCGCTGAGCGCACGGACAAACGCCCGGGTCCGTGTATCAAACTTTATACCCTGCACGGTGACCGGCGGCCAGTGGTCGCGCCCCACCCGCAACACATGGGGGTCGGTCGTCGCAATGCACGCCTGTTTCCAGTAGTCGTGTAACGGGAAGAGTGCGGGGTGTCCAGACGACTTGATGATCAGAGAGATAATCATGGGCTGCATTAGGGAAGCTCCTCAAGGTGCGTGGTGGGGGGTGTGGCGCTGGCCGCCACCTGCGAGATTTTCTGTCGTGACGATGTTGAGGGTAACTGCGTCAGCAACGGGGAGGACGCGGGTGGCGGAGTCTTTGGGAGAGTAGCGGTCTTTTTCTCAAGGAACTCCAAGATAATGTTTGCGGCTTTCGCACTGTCTGCAGTCATGGCGTGTTGCGTGCTAATCTCAGCGTCATAGATGAAGCCTGAGGTGTGATCGTGAACGATCACGGCATCGATCTCCTCAGAGTCGATGTCGTCGCCAAACTGCACAAAGATGGTGCGTTTGGCCGGGTCGGTTGCATGATGGCGCAGCTCGACGAGCACGCTGCGGGACAGTTCGGTTTCGTCTGCTGTATTAAACGTATAACGGGTTGCCATAGTGTCTCCTTAGTTCACGGTGGGGGGCTGCGAGGTGTTAGCGTCCTGCGCCAACAACTTGAGCAGTTCACGCGCATGCGCACGGTCTTCTTCAGCCGCTGCAATGTCTGCGGGGGTGGCTGTTTCGAGCATTGTCGCCAAGCGGCGCAGCTGCTCGACAAGCGGGGCGGCATTTTCGGGAGCCTGACGAATCGCGTTGATCCCCATCTCTTGGATCATGAGCAGACAGGCGTGGAGCGTCGTGAGCAGACTTGCTTGCACAGCAGGCACGACGTCGTGCAGCACCAAGTCCATGACCAGCTCCGCCTTGGCGGCATTGGCCAGCTTGTCGACAGCTGGCACCGTGGGTGATGACGTAATCCGCAGTTGGAGGGGCGTGTGCAGGACGTTCAGCTTGGCAATGGTCGAAAAAAATGCGGGTAGTGTGGGAATTGTCATTTGCGTAACCTCGTGTTATGCCTTACCGGTAAATGAGCACGCGACTCTCCGAGCGCGTGTGCCGACGAAACTGTGTGCTGAAATAATCAGGGTGCATCCACTCGGACACTGATACGGTACAGGGTGTTTGATCCTCCTTGAGATAGATCACTTCACTGAGCGACAACGTAGGTAATGTGATTAAAGGGGTAGGTGGGGGCGGGAGCGACGCCGTCTTCTCCTTGGGAGAGGTGCCGAGAGCGTTGACGCGCGCCGCCAGCGCCTCGTCATAGGGCTGCGTGGTGGTGCCCATCGTGGTCGCCAACCGCCACAGGTATATTTCCTGCGCGGTTGATTCGACTGCTTTGGTGCAATGGTGCGCCCGCACCCAGTTGATAGCGTTCGGGGCGCTTTCTTGGTACCACACGATGCGGAGCGCGGCGAGGAACGTGCCCGTGCGCCCGTGGCTCCCGATGCAGCCCACGGCGATCTTGCCGGGGGGCAGTGTCTGCACAAGCGTGCGCCAGAACGTCACGCCAGCGGTGTCGGGGGGTGTCCCGAAATCAGGCCAATCCAGTCGGAGCAGGGCGGCACCCGGCGTCTTATTGACAAGGGCGGCGAGCGCCGCGATCCCTGTCAACGTGCTGGCCTGCGTGTCAACGAACGCGTTCCCGTAGTGCTTGGTAAACGTCCCCGCCAAGTCAATGTGCGCCACGCAACCGTGTATCGTTTTGGCTCCGGCGGCATTGACGGCATGGAAGGTCCGCCCATCGATCGTGAAGAGGGGAGTCGCCCCGTCGTGCGTGCAGCTTGTGTAGTGAGTCGTAGAGGTTTTCTTCCAATAGTCTGTGTATGCCATAGTGTCGTCGTCGTCGTTCCAGTAGTAGGTGTGCGGGTGATTACGCTTCGTCATCCTCGTCCTCCTCGTCCTCCTCGTCCTCCTGCGTCTCGTGTTCGGGCTGCTGCATTATGAGGTCGCCCGTCAACAGCAGCCCATACCGCCGACGCACCACCTCCATATCGGCGACAGTGTAAGCCATCGGCACTTCCTGTGCCCCGTCAAGGATGGCTTCGGCATACAGCAGGAACCTCGCCATCGGCACCCAGAACGAAAGCGTCATCTGATCAGGTGTCAGTGTCAAGTCCACCCGCAGTTGCTGGTCTTCCTCCAGTGTGAGGCGTGCAGGGATTGCCCAGTAGGGTATTCCACTCCCACTCGCGCTGGGTACGGTCTTCAGAAAAGACGTCGCCCCCTCGTCGTTCTTGGTGGCCTGTTCCTTGATCTGCGCTTGGATGAATTCGAGGGGGTGCGGCGGCAGGCATACTAGCGCGCGGAACGCCGACGGCGTATGCTCATACGTCTTGGTGGTCAGATCGATGCGCCAGTAATTCCGCCGCAGCCGCTCGGCGATGTAGTCGGGCACCGTGCGCGTTTTCTGCCAGTGCGCGATCGACGGCACAAGCTGGATGTGCAATTGGGGTGTTCCGTCAGGGTCGGTGCGGTCACGCAGCCGCAAATCAACTCCCTCGGGCGGCAGAAACGCGTCGAGAAGTTCTAGGGGCGTCAGTGGTGGCGTGACCTGCGGCAGCGGCTGCTGCACGGCGACGTGCGGCACAAGAGGGGCAAGCCGTCGGAACCGTCGGAGGGAATCCAGCCACGTCGTCCGGTGGTCGTGGCTGGCGCGATGCGCCTGATAGAGGAAACTGCTCGTCTTCAACAGGTGACCCGGTTCCCCCATGGCACTGGCGTCGAACACCTGCTTAGTCGCGAACTTGTTGAGCCACCAGCCGTTATTGTGCGCGAGGTTCACCGTCACGTTGAGCTGCGTCACAAGCGCCGCGACATGCGCGGGCGTCGGCGTCGCGATCAACGCGAGCATTGCCTGTTCGAGCTTCATGGTTTCATGGGTGCAACACGCCCACGCCGGGCCGCCATAGCTGGACGACCACTTGCCATAGAAGAAACTGGCCCACGCCTGCTCGACCTGATCGCGGTGCAGCAGATAATCCTCGAACAGCTCATCGTAGACCTGATCGCGGGACATTCCCCGCCACTCACCCGAGCGGAAGCTGTGCCGATACTCCCCGAGAGCCGCCGCATACCCGAGCCGCGTCATCAGCATCGCGGCAATGCCCAACCAGTAGGCATCGCGCCCCCCGATGTGCCCTGCGCTATGCAAGAGGTGGGAAATAGCACCGACCGCCATCTTCCGCTGATCGTTTTCAGACAAATCGGCCACCATGCCGGTCACGATCCCGCGCAGACAGGCTTTCGCGTCGTAGGGGTCGGGCGTGCCTTCGGTCGGGGTCAGCGTTTCTCCCACGACAGGAGGACGCGTGGTGAGAATCGGCACCCCGTTGACACGGCAATGCACGAAGTAATGGTCGTTACAGTTGCCGCCGGGGTGGTAGACCGCCGTGTTCGGGGCAAGTCCCTCGACTCGCGCCTTCCATGCCAACAGGTCTTCCCCGTTGGTCTGGATGACGGCGGCGACGGTCATCGTCTCCGGCACGAAGTCCGGCGTAATCGACCCGGCGGGGCCATTGCGGAGCTGCGTCACAATGATCGTCTCGTCCTCCACCACACATCCCGAGACGGGGTCAACGCCCTCGCCGAAAGCTACGGCTTCGACGTAGGGTTCGTCGGTGATGCGTGCCATCTCCAGCATGCGCCGAAAGGTGGAGTCTTCTTGGAAGCGGTCAATGGTGGGTAGGGGACACGGAATCGAGACGCTGTCGCGCCCTGACGTCGCCCCATCGTGCCCAGGGCCTACCGTGACCACGCCCGGACGCCAGATGAAGTTGAGACGAGCAGGCACGAAAGGCGTGACGAGCACCTCGCCTTCCGGGTCAGCAGCTTGGGTTTCCTGCCACACCGCGTCGAGTGCCTCGCGAATCTCGCCCATGGTTGTGCCCGTGAGCTTACGGCTTTCGACGAATCCGTGGGCAGGATTGACGGGACAAGGACGCACGAACAGCGCCGTCCGTGCAGCCCACGCCTCGATGCGACGCGCCTCGATGTCCGTAAAGGTTTGGGTGGGTGTACTGACCACGATGGCAGGGAGTGCTTTCCATCGAGGATAGGTGGCTAACACACTGACGCCTTGCGCTTTCTGTGTTCTATACACGGGACGGCTCCTTGAGTGAGGTGAGATAGAGCTTGGTAACGACAGGATGCACCCAGAGTTGCGACTCGGCCAGCAGGTGCAGACTGACCATGTGGGCGAGAGCCACCGAGCGGTGACGCCCACCGAAACAGGTGAACGCGACGTTGACTGGGAGCGGATCGGCGCGTTCCGCTTCCACGGTCAGCTTGTCCGCAATGTCATTCACGGTGCGCTTGAGCAATGGCATGACGGTGGGCTGCTGCATAAGCCACGTCTGCACCGCATCGTCACAGCCAGTGCTGTTCGGAAAGTGCTTGTGCGGATTAGGCAACTGTGTGCAATCCACCGTGAGGTGAATTGGGGACAACTGCCCTAGCGTGGCTGGGGCGTGGGCGGTGCCTTTGGCTCGTGTTTCCAGATTGAGAAAGAGTGTTTTCACAGTGACCTCGCTTACGAATCGGTGGAGCATAACCCCTTGTTATGCTTTCGGTACCATGGGGAGCCGCGCCCCTGCCGTGAGGCGGCGGTGCTTGTGGAACCACGCCTGTTGCGTGGGGGTCGTGAATTGGAAGGTGGGGGCGGTTTTATGCTCCCACGTCATGTGCCCCAGCGGTGGGGCCACGGTGGAACAGGCCACGCACGTGCGGGTCTGCGGCAGCGCGTCGAGACGCGCCTGTGGGATGGGAATGTGGCACTGGGCACACAGGCGGGTCACAAGGTGTCCCAGAGTTCGCCCATGAAGTAGACGAACCCCCCAAGGGCTGCAGCGGCCCCAAACACAAACAGACAAGCCCCGATGACCATGATGAGGATGCTGAGGAAGAAGGCCATGGGTTAGTCCTCCACAGGATCGAGCTGGGCGAGAACCACCGCGAGGGTGTCGACGACCTCCAGCATGGGCACGTTGGGATCCAGCTTGAGCGTGTCGCTGAGTTGACGCAGCTGTCGCTGCGCGGTCGTGACGCGGCGACGAAGCTGGGCCTCCGTGGCGACGGCCTTGTCGGCTTCGAGGCCGAGATCGAGGATGTACAGCTCAAGCGAACTGAGCCATTCCTTGCGGGTTGCATCGTGCAATTGCATAGCCATGGGAACCTCCTTGAGCATAACCGGCGGTTATGCCTTCTGTGTGTCGAGGGACGTAACGAGACGAGGGCGAGCGGTGGGCGGCGCATAGAACAGCCGCGACGGGGCGTGCAGCGCGTCGTGGGCCGCGCGTTCCTTGCGGGTGCGTGCCCGATACGCGCCTGTGGCGTAGACGCGCACAAAGCGTGACGGTTTTGGTGTCGCTGACTGATACATCGGCCAAATAAATGAGCGCATTACGTTGATCCTTTCTGATAGGAAAACTAGAGACAGGGTAATCACGGGCAGGGCATAACACACTGTTATGCTCCGCCCGTGAATGGTGGTGCCCCACACAACGCTGCCGCCAACCGCTGTCACGCACAGGTGCCTCCTCGCCGTGCTATAGGCAAGAGGGCCATCGGTTCATTCACGAAAGGTTACAGGTGCTAACGAGTGGATGCCCACACCCAACGGTGTGGGGATTCTCGCCCCTTCCCTGATCTTGTCAAAGGCAGTGAGCCTCACCTTTCGCCGCTACTACGATGTCGGCGTGACGGCGGCGGCACCGCTTGGGCATAACACGATGTTATGCTCCGCGCAGTGCCCACAGCGCCGTGGGGTATGTAGTTGTCAAAGAAATGTCTTAATACTTACACCATTATAGTAGCACACCCGTGGGCCTGTGTCAAGTTTATGACAATGGCTGCGCCTGTGTGTGTGGGCATAACCAAGTGTTATGCTCCTGCGCCTGTGTGTGTGTGTGGGCGTGGGGCTGCCCGTTTGTGGGCGTGGGCATAACGGCTTGTTATGCTCGACGTTCGTGGGCGTGGGCGTGGGCGTGGGCGTGTCGATAGTGATAGTGGCGGCAAAAAAAATGCCCCAAAACCTGGGGCGGTTTCAGGGCAAAAAAAAATGCCCCGTGGCACTTGGCCACGGGGCATTGGGAGCGGGTCTGTTACTCTACGTCTTGCACCTTGATCGCGCGCTCTGCGGCGGCGATCACTGTGATATAGTCGCCGGCCTTGAGTGCTTCCTCAATCATGCGACGTAGTGCACTGATTGCTGCTCCAGCATCACCAGCCGAAACAACAACAGCATCGGCCGCCTTCGCTGCTTCAGAACGGGGCGTCCTACCATCTCGTCCCTTATCCGTCGACGCCTTCCGGCCACCGACGCGCTCCGGCTGTGGCATTGTGATCCCAAGATCTCCCAATGCCGCACGGAGAGCCGACATGATCCGGTTCGCCGTCGTGCGAACCTTAGCAGCACGTCGTTTCCGATCAGCTTTGATCACCGGAGTGTCGCCAGCCGGAGACGCCCATGCTGGACGCTGCCGGACGATCTCCATATTCACATGTTCACGGATCAGTTTCACCTGTTCTGCTTCAAGCGATAACGTCGTAGACTCCAACATCCGCAACACGTGCTGCGCGAGTGCTGCACCTTTACCCTGCGCTGTAAGGTCTTCACGCACGAGCGCAGTCAGAGCTTCAGCCATCGGCGCGTCGATCTTGAACACCTTTTCCTTTTTCGCTCTCTGTCTTGTAGCCATAACGATCCTCTTCGAATTGTCACAGGCACCGTGCCAGTGACAAGACGATCATAGTTCATACCCACGGCAGCGTCAAGTTTTCGCACAAGGTGGTGAGGCATAACACGGTGTTATGCTCCACCGTGCTTCCCGTATTCACGTATCCACATCGATTGATATGGACTGACCGCCCATCCCGTGTGTGTGGATGTCGGCAAGCTACGCCTCTGCACATGCAGACACGTGGACGAGTGTAGGCCACCGACGCCCCCGCCCCCCTCCACATCTTGACCCCAGGGTGGGGGAGGTAGAAAAAAAAGACTCCGCAAAATTTTCCCGGGCCCCTTATTTTTGTCCCTTTTTACCCTGCTGTCCCACGCGCAGGCGCGGGCGGCTGAAAAACGCCGCCTCTCTACCTATCTGCGTCGACAATCTTCCGTGCAGAGCCCCCGTTTTTACCCCCTCCGAGGCGCTAGGAACGACAAACGCCCACTGCCAAGGGGGTCAGGGGCCTCTCCCCCTAGCAATCGCGTAGAAACGCCCGTATCACAAGCCTGTTTCATCCCCGACTTATATAGGAGGGGTGACACACTCCCCAAAATAGTGCCAAAAAGTCTTTAAGAATCAAGCACTTACGGGTGTTTCATGCGAACCAGCTGTAGCCCCCACAATGACACACAAATTGATACACCGCGTAATGCCCAATTTTTTGGATTTTTCTTGAATTTCTACAAAAATATGGTATAATGCAGCATGGTTAACGCCAGCACTCCTCTGGGTGAGGGGCTCCAGGACGCGAGGTTGGCCTCCTCCCTCCTCCTCCAACCGGCCCGTCTCCTGTTGCAGTCCCTCACCCATCCCTACGCACTATGGCGTTAAAAAATTTGCGGCAAAAACAAGCCCGCGCGGTTGCTATGCTTGAACAACGCATTATGCAAGGCAAAACAACCGAAGAAATTGCCAAATCGTTTAACGTGGCGCCGTCTACTGTAAGCCGGGCCATGTCCTTGGCGGCCAAAGGCGACCTTCTCATCAGTTTTGAGGACAAACTCCACCGCGAACTGCTCCCCTTAGCCCATCAGGCTCTGGTAGATGCCCTCATTGACGACAACCTGAACGTCAAAGCCAAGGTGGCGCTCGAACTGTTTAAGGGCGCCAACCTGATCAAGCGTGCCCCCGTCACTACCAAGGTCGATCAGCAAGATGCCGACGACCTGTCGGCCTACATTTTTAGCAAACGCACCCAAACCCTCCTGGAGGAGACCAGCATTGACGTCACACCCCCCCGTCCCGCTCTCCCGGCAGCAGCGCCGGGCCCAGATGCGCCAGGAGATTCTGCGCCTGACGGACCCCCGGAAAGCGCCGAGACGCCTGCGCCGCCAAGCCGCCCGGGCAGGCCACCTCTACACGGCCTGGATGACCGTGCCACCCCCGATGCCGGAGCCGACGCATGTTTGACCGCTACACCGACGCCTTCATGAACGGGCACTTCCAGTTGCCCCTGACCATCCAGCGTCACGACGACGGCAGCTTCACCGCCACCTACGAGCGCCCGGACGGCCAGACCATCCAAGCCACCGCCGACGACGTGGCCGAAGCCAATCGGCGCTGTCTCGACACTATCCGGGAAGCTGTTCTTGACGGCAGCCTCCAGCTGGGCCGCTAAGTCCCGATGCCGCCCAAGAAAGTCCAAGTCGCCGAGAAGGTCGAGGCCACAAGCGAGGTCCTGCCCTATCTGCCCTTTGCGGAGGTCATTGCCGACCCCCAACTCATGGGCACCCTGTGGGCCAAGCACCTCTCCCTGCCCCAGCAGGTGGCCCTAAAAACCTTTTACGGCCTGCCCCTGGCCGGGCGCGAACTGGACATCTGGGCGATTTTCAACGACCAAGTCACCTACGACGAGCTGGGCTACCCCCTCACGACCCAGCCCGTGCCCTACGTGCCCCGGGAATACGACCAACTCGTGGGCATCTTGGGGCGCCGGTCGGGTAAGTCCTCGGCCATCACGGCCTTCGCCGCTCTTTACGAAATCCTTTTTGGCGGGCACCTTGCGTATGTCAAGCCGGGCCAAGATGTCGTGGTGCCCTATATCGCCCAGGACCTGGCCACCGCCAAAGCCAACATGATCTTCATTGCTCTGCTGGCCAACGATGCGCCCCTGCTGCGCAAACAAATCCTGACCGCCAGTCGGGACCGCATCGACTTTAAGAACGGCATTGTCGTCACCCCCGAGCCCCCGGCCATCAAAACGGGGCGCGGCATTGCTGTCCCCTTGGTCGTCATGGACGAAGTGGGCTTCTGGTATCGGACCGCCGAGGCGGCCAACCCAGACTACGAAGTCCAGCGCGCCGTCTCCTTTGCCCAGTCCCAGTTCCCCCGGGCCAAGCAATTCATTATCTCAACACCTTACACCGAAGAGGGCCTCCTCTACGAATACTGGAAGGCCGGGACTGGGGGGCGGCACCTCGACCCCGAAGACCGCCTCGAATACACCGACGCCCTCGTCATCCAAAGCTCTACCGCCGCCATGGAGAACCCGGTTATCACCCAGAAGAAGCTCCAGAAGCTCAAGCACCAAGACCCTGACGCCTTCATCCGCGAGTCCCTGTGCCGCTTCGTGTCGGCCATCAGCGGCTTCTTCAACATCGAACTCGTAGAACGGGCCACTAAGGGCCACGGCAAGGCCCGCACCCGGGCCCAGAACGAGGCCGAGGGCCTGCGTCCCCTCTACGTCGCGGCGATGGACCCGGCGTTCCGCCACGACTCCTTTGCCTTCGCTATCTTCCACATGGACCCGGATGGCACCGTCGTCCACGACGTCCTCAAGACCTGGACCCCGGACAGCAAACGGAACGAGCGCCTGGACCCAGCCACCATTATCGACGAAATCGCCCAGCTGACCAAAGCCTGGGGCATCTCAGTTGTCTATAGCGACCAATACCAGTTGGAAGCCCTCCAACAGTTGGCGCTCCAGCACAACTTCGCCATCGTCGGCAATGACTTTACGGGCAAATCGAAAGCCAAGATGTATGGGTCGCTCCTCCATCTGATGCGCACCGCCAAACTGCGCCTGCTGGACCTGCCCGTCGTCTATCAGCAGCTGACCCAGCTCCAAAAAAAGATGAACGCCCTGGGCAACGTTCAAATCGCCGCCCCCCAAGGCCGTCACGACGACGTTGCCTCCGTCATTGCTCTCGGTGCCAGCGTGGCCCTGCTCCACATGCCCACGATGGAACGCCCCAAGAAAATCCCTAGCCTCTTTGAAGAAGGTGTGGCATGCATCAAACGGAAGAACAGCGACCTAACGGAAGCCTGGGTGTAACACCCCGGAAGCGGGGCCGCCCCCGCAAGCACCCCGTGCCTGCGGCGCCTGTCCCCATCCAGACAACGCCCACCGTGGCCGAAGCCGCAGAGCTGATGGACCTGGTGCGCCTCATGGTCCACCAGCAGGCCAAGGTGCTCGAACAGATGACCGCCGCGCAGATGGCCACGACCGACCTTATGAAGACGTGGATGCAAATGTTTACCCCCAGCGCCCAACCGCTGCCGTCCTCCAGCGCCGACGAGCGGGCCCTTCGGGCCGCCGAAAAGCAGCTGGAGCAGTGGGACCCCCTCGACCAATACCTGGACCCGGCTGACGTCCTGAAAGGATTGATGTAATGGCCATCGACGCAGGCACGCCCGTCTCCTTTGACGGGGACGCCACTAACCCCCCGAATCCAGCCAACGAGCCCAATCTGCCCACGGGCGAGCGCACCTTCAGCCCCGACGCCCTTGTCGCCGAGGTCTACCACAAATACGACGTGCGGCGCCAGATGCGGCGGCCCTACGAAATCCAGTGGTATCTGAACGCCTCGGCGCTGCGCGGCTTTCCCGATGTCCGCTGGAACGCCGAGTTCAATCGCATCGAAATCAAGCGCGAACCGGCACACCGCAAGCGGTTCCGCATCAACCACATCAAGCCCAAATACGTGGCCCGCGTCGCCAAATACACTAAGACGCCGCCGTCTCCCCTCGTCGTGCCCGCCACGGCGGACCGCGAAGACGTCTTTAACGCCCGCGCCTCCCAGAAAGCCCTCGAATACGTGACCCGCAAGGGCGACCTGCGCAAGAAGTGGATGCAGGTCATGCAGTGGATTCCCGTCACGGGCAAAGCCTTCTGGTGGCTGCGCTACGACGACGACAAGATTGGCTATGCGCCCGTCGAACTGGATGGGCGGCGCGAACCCATCATGGGCGACATCGAAATTGACTACGGCTCCGCGTTCGAGTTCCTGCCCGCCGACCCTGGCATTGAGTTCCTGGCCGACCAGCCCGAGATTATGCGCGTCCGCATGATGCAGACCCAGGATATCGAGGAGCGCTTCGGTTTGGAGAAGGGCACCATTGCGCCCGAATCCTCGGACGCCGACCTCTTTTTCTACCAGCGCCAAATCGCCGACCTGGGCACGCGCCAGATGGGCATGGCCTCCCGCGCCGTCACCGCCATGGGCGACGACATCAAGGACGGGCGCGGCTACGCCCTCATGATTGAGTGCTTCACCAAGCCCTGTGCCGCCTACCCCCAAGGCCGCTACGTCATCTGCGCGGGCCAGAAACTCCTCAAGCACGAGGAACAACTCCCGGGCAACTTCCAGCACGTCCACCGCAACCCCTACCCGTGCGTCGAATACTGCGATGACGCGGCTCCCGGCCAGTTCTGGCCTGATGCCTTTATTGAGCGCATGGTGGGGCTCCAGTCCGAATACAACGAATACCGCTCCAAGATGGGCGAGAATCTGGCCATGCACTTCTTCCCGAAGCTCGTGGTGGCCAAGCAGCTCAACCTGGCCGAGGACGCCTACACCTCCGAGGCGGGTGAGCGCCTGAACGTCAACTTCGTGCCGGGCATCCCGATGCCCCAGTTCCTCCAGCCCAGTAGTGTCATCGGCGATGCGTGGAACGTCCTCAATACCATCCGCAAGGAGATGGACGACATCACCATGATCTACCCGTCCTCGCTGGGTGGGGCCGGGGGCGCCTCGTCAGGCTTCCAGACCAACCTCCTCCAGGAAGCCGCCGACCAGGTCCACGGGCCTGCCATCCAGCGCAATGCCTTGGGCCTCGAAGAAGCCTACCTGAAAATCCGACACCTGATGAAACTCTACTACACGGTGCCCCGCCTCATCTCCATTGCGGGCCGGAACAACCTGCCTGAGGTCTATGAGTTTAGCCAATCAAACATTGACGACCAGGCCGACATCAAAATCGAACCCGACCAGATGATGCCGATGCTCCGGTCGGCCCGCGTCGATATGATTCGGGGCATGGCTGCCGATGGCCTCTTCGGCGACCGCAGCGACCCGAATGTCCGCCGCCGTCTCCTCGACATGATTCGCATGGGCTACCCGGACTTTGAGATTGACCGCGAGCAGCGCGATCAGGAACAGGCCCAGCTGGAAAACATCCAGATGACGCGCCAGCAGCCCCTCCAGAAGCCCCAGCCCTGGGAGGATCACCGCGTCCACTGGGAAGCCCACACGGACCTCTTCAAGTCCCCCGAGGCGATGGACTTACCTGAGGACCTGCGCACCGCCTACGCGTGGCACGCCATCATCCACCTTTCCTACATGAACCCAGACGATGCCCTCAAGATGGCGGGGGAATTCGGTCTGCGCGAACAGCTTCAGGCCCTGCTGGACCTCCAGCAGCCGCCGCCCCCGCCGCCTCCGCCCGAACAGCCGCCACCCCCACCCCCGCCCCCGCAGCCCATTAACATCAACGCGGGCATTAAGATGCCGGTCGGCTACACCATTAACCGTAATCCCGAGACGGGCCTCATCGAAGGGCTCGTGCCGCAACTGGCGCCCACCCCGGGCGCCCTTCCCCAGGAGTAACCCATGGCCGTCAATCCGAAGCGTTCCAATGCCGCCGTCAATGCCGCCGCTGATGCAGTGTGCGACCTCCTCGACAACGGCTACCTCCGCCTCTACGATGGGGCGCAACCGGCCAATGCCGACACCGCCGTGACAACCCAGACCCAGCTGGCCGAGCTGCGCTGGAACGCTGCCAACGCCTTTGGGGCCGCCACGGCAGGCGTGGCCGTCGCCAACGCCATCAGCCCCGATACAAACGCCGACGCCACGGGCACTGCCAGCTGGTTCCGCGCCCTCAAGGCCGATGGCACGACCGTCGTCTTTGACGGGTCCGTGGGCACCGCTAGCGCCGACCTTATCCTGAACTCTACGGCGATTACGGCAGGGGCCAACGTCTCCGTGACCAGCTTTACTTACAACGAGAACAAGGGGTAATAGATGCCTACCTGGCCCACCATTACGGATGGGGTCACCCGGCTCAGCAATGCCCTGTTCGGCCTCATCAAGACCTACATTGATGACTCGCTGACGGGGCAGGGCCTTCCCTCGGGAGGCGCCACCGGAAACCTACTCCAAAAGAATAGCGCCACGAACTACGATGCGGGCTGGACCGACAGCCCCACCGTCGATGCCCTCACCCTGGACACCGCCGCTGCCGAGGCCACGGGGGTCGCCAAGCTCTTCTGGGACACGCAGGATGTCACGGCGGCCTTGGGGCTCAACGCTAACATCACCTACCACCTCGGGGCCCAGGAACTCGTCCGCGTCTCCAATCGCACCGGGAGTGCCATTGCCGCTGGCAAGGCCGTCTACATTCTGGGCGCCCACGGGGACCGGCCCGAAGTCGCCCTCGCCGATGCCTCGACCGAAGCCACCGCCGCCACCACGCTGGGCATCACCGCCGAGTCGATTGCGAACAGCGACACGGGCTACGTGTGCGTCTCGGGTCTCCTGCGCAATCTCAACACCAACCACCTGACCGAAGGGGCCCTCGTGTGGCTCTCCGAGACCGCCGGAGAACTCACGTCCACTCGACCCACCCAGCCCGCGCACGGTGTCTTCTTGGGTCTGTGTGCGAAGCAGGGGCCGGGCACCTCGGGCATCCTGTATGTGAGCGTCGTCAACGGCCAAGAACTCGACGAATTGCACGACGTCCTTATCTCGGGCGTGGCAGCGGGGGACCTGCTCAAGCGCAACGCGGGCAACACCCTGTGGGTCAATGCGGCGCCTGCCGCCCTCACCAAGACCGACGACACGAACGTCACCCTCACCCTCGGGGGCAATGCCTCCACGGCTCTCGTCAACGCGGCCAGCATCACTGCGGGCTGGACAGGCACCCTTGACT